ATCAAACTGCCCCTTTGAGGATAGCATTGACATACTATCAGACCTTTGTGGGTCAGAAAGATAGTACCTCATGCCCCCTTCTCCACCAACTTGGTCAGCTGGTATAGCCATAATAACTTGCCCGGTAAACATATCATCATCCCTACCTATGTCCTGAGATATAAGACGAGCACCTTTTAAGTTTCTACTTTGCACCTGTCCACCTTCTTGGTACACGGGTGATTTAGGTTGGGCTATGCCGTTTTGCATAGAGGCAGAGGCAATTAACGCATCAATAGCAGTATTGCCATTCTGCATTTGCTGTCTATCTCTGCCTACTTGTGTGATTTGTTGTAGTACGGGCAGGTAATCAGGTACTGCCTCTTTTGGTATAATGTACTCTCCGCCCTCTAGCTCAACGTCTGGACCGTTAGCAACTGAAGCCGGAACTCCTCCTTCTGAATGTAATGGGCCTCTGACGAGACCGTAACTTGGGAATCTTCCCTTGCTTGTATTAGCCATATAGTATGTGGATTTATAGCCTTATGTTTATAAACAGTTAGTGAAGATATTCTTCACAGTCTATTAATATAGTTAATAAAATAATATAATGCAAATAAATATTTTAATTTGTTCTGGCACCTGTCATCCAGTTATATCTTTTAAGTTTAGAGAAGGTACCACGTTTTTTGCTGGACGCTTTAAACTCGTCTTTAGTGCTGGCTTGGCTTTTGGGTGGACGTGCAAAATAGTCTGCATAGTACAACGCATCCATTAAGTCATCGTTACGAGGTTTTGGATGTTCAAAGAACTCATCAACGATTTCTGTCATCTCTCTGCGAATATATAACTTCTTAGAGTTTACAATAGGTCCAAGTGTAGTTTCTAACCTATCTTCTTTTTTAATTCTTGAAGGAGGCTTAACTCCTTTAAATATTCCGGGCATCAATCTTTTTTCATTGGCACTCATACGAGTTACCATATCTCGTACCATTTCTTGTGCTGCTACTGTTTCAATGGTTACGCGCCTTACAGGACTATACTTTTTAGCTATTTCAATAATCTTTGCAGGAACATCGAATGTAGGTATGCGCTCTCTAAAGTATTCTAGTATATATCTATTCTTACGAGCATCAATGCCCATAACCAATATTACCTGATAATCAGAAGTATCTGATGCGGTAGCTGCAAGGTCAACACCAATGTAAATATTTATGGGTATCATCTCATCTTTTTCTGCGAGGTAGTTAAAGTTACTCATCTTTTTTCTATCGCCAGAGTAGTATTGAATCCTGTCTATCTTAAACGAAGCGTTCGTTATATCTCGAGCATCGTTCATATACTCTTGTGCAAACTTATTAACCAATCCTGCTTCTATAAACTCCTGCTTTTTAGAGCCTAGTTTCTTTAACGAGAACTGTTCAGGCCATATAGACTTACCATCTTCTATTGCACTATGGAAATATACATCCCAAGGATAGTGTCTATCATCCTTCTTGGCTTGTCTAAAACCGTCATAGGTCATTTGTAAGAAGCTATCAAAGTGTACAATCGTACCTGCGAGCCATATCCAACCTTCTCTACCGGGTGATTCTTCTAATGCAGGGTATATTGTAGACACAACCCAGCGTTTTATATCATTCCTTCTATCAGGAGTCTTGGTATTTAACTCTGACTCAAAGTCATCTAAGATAATACCGGTGTATCGTACGTCTACTTCAGCACGACCTCTTAGCCTTTGGCTGGTACCTTTTGCAATAATCCTATCGCCTTTAGGGGTTACTAAGTCTTTTTCTGTCCAGCGCTTTCCGACACTGCCACCATCCATATTGCCAAAGTAATATTTAATCATCTTATTTGTTTCTAAGTGATATCTTAAAAATTTAAGGTGGTCAATAGATTGTCCTTGTTCCTCTGAAACCCATGCAATAAAGTTTTGAGCATCTGCACCAGAAAAACATAGTTTATGTAAGATTGCTGTCTTGGATAGTATTGATTTACCAAAACCTCTAGGCAAAATAATACACAGTCTTTCGCCCGGCTTAGTAGATATTAATCGTTTAGATATTTGATAGTGACAAAGAGGTGAGGCGCTTTTGTTTAAGAAGTCATTTGGTAAGAAGGCCCTACCAAAAAATAATAAATCATTATAACATTTAGCTAATACCTCATCCCTTTCTGACATTTCTGATGCAGGGGGTATTACATTAAATGTTTGCAGGCTATTGTCTAGCTGCTTTTCTTCTTTTGGAAGCTTCTCTTTTTCTTTTTTTGTTTTCAAGTGTTAGCTTTCTTTTTCTACGCTTATTTTCTTTGGCTTTTTTATTCGGCATCTACCACTTGACCCTATTAGCCCAATAAGCTGCGCTCATTTTACCTTTAGCAATATTCTTTCTATGTCTAGCTTTAAACGACTTACGTTTCATTTTAGTCTTGCGGGACTCTCCTGCTTTAGGTTTTCCTGCTGTTTTTGCTCCCTGCTGTCCAAATCGTATTGTTTTAATCTTATCACCTTCTTTGGCAACTACAATATGACTTTTCTTTGGATGGCTTGGTGTACGCTTAGGCTTATTGAACCCACTCACACCGGCCCTAGCTAGTCTTGAATCTTTTTTCTTAGGCATTATGCTTTCCTTACCTTCCGTGCTACCGCTTTAGAATACTTTGCTTTGCTTTTACCTTTAGCAGATGCTGCACGTTTTCTTTTATTGGTAGCTGCTTTTTGGGATGCGGTCAAACTTTTACGTACTTTCTTTGGTAAATAACGTCCACGTTTCTTCTTGGGCTTCTTCTCGTCACCTTTTGTAACATATCCCCAGTCTTGCTTAGACCACTTCGATAGTTTATTACTACTAGACTTAGCTCCCTTATAGCCTCCACCTGCTTTTTTATAGCGAGCTGTAGCTAATTGTGCTTTACGAGCTGACCATTTACCTGCTGGGCCGCCTTTGCTACCTGCCTTAACACTAGCAACAATACGTTTCCATTTGGTAGGCTGTGTCTTTTTAGCAGAAGCCATCTTACTTGCGTCTCTTTGTATACTTCTTTACCATGCCACCCTTCATCATTCCCTTCTTTTTAACCATTCCTCCACCCATCATTTTCTTTTTTCTTTTACCTGTAGTCTTTTTCTTGCCGTATGCCATTATGCACTCCTAATTAATTTTATATAATAAATACGTTTACCCCAATAAGTAACAAGTGGATACTCCCACATTACTTTGATTCTCCTGCGGTTAACATATTAGACTCAAAAGCTTTTAACTTGTCACGGGAAAATCCGGTGAACTCTTGTATTAACGCTACTGAGTCTGTTTTCTTTTCAGTTGATAGTAAACCTGATATTTTCATCAATGTCTCTAAGGCACGCAATTTATCCGCGTCTCGTACATCATTCTTGTCTACTACTTCTTTTGCTTGTTCTAATAAGTATGTCTTGGTAATACCAAGGTCATTCATTAATTCTTCTACTTCTTTATTCACAAGTGTCCTTATCTTCTTTTGTTTTAATAATACTTTGGTCCTTTTATGTGCATAGTCCCTGTTATTGGTCTTATAGACATTTAAATAGGCTTCTACTGGCTCCCTGCCCAGTGCTATCATCTTAGCAAACAATCTCTCTCTTTGGGTAATAAACTTGCTTTCATCGTATTTTTTAAAAGTATATATATCTTTTGGCGGCTTACCTGTTAGTTTGTGGTCCTCTGTAGCAAAAGATGTACCTAGTAAGGTTCTAACGTAGTAGGTCTTTTTACCTTTCTTATCGTTATACATCAACGCTTTACGTAGAATAGTAAGAACCTGTCCATCGTCACTTACTACCCATTGCCCTTCTTCAGCAGTTCTCCAGTCGTCTTTTAGCTCTTCTTTGCGGTGATGCTTACGAAACTCATCTTCATTTTCGTATATATGGTAGTCTACTCCCTTTATGGTCTTTTTGTACATATTAAGCCTCTGCGGTGAACTCCCCATCGAAAGTATCAATTAGCAGAGGTAATTCTATTTCTTCAATAATTAATAGTATTTCTGTCATATAATGAAAGTCACCTGTTTCCTTAAACTTATCTGATAAAGACTTAAGTTCATCAATCGTTGGACCTAAATCAAGAATACCTCTTGGGCTTGTGTTTTCCATGGATATAATATAAAAATAGTTATTTTGGTATACAAGAAAAAAGGTGTTGACAGTTATAGGTAAAAACTAATAAATTTAAACGTCGGTTGAAGGATGTGAATAATATTATTAATATATTAATATATTAGTATTATAATATTATAGTATTATAATATTAATAATATTAGCGCTCTTTTATAATATTATAATATTAGCGGCGGTGTGACCTTTTCAATCACCTCGATTGTATGTCCTCCTTTTATCACACCGTCGCCTTACCTTTCCTAAGCCGGCGCGCTCTCCCAAAGAGCTTGCGCCCGGCGCTACCTAAAATCTCTAAAATTTTGAAAAAAAAATATTATTATGTGTGCTTTTCTTTTTATTTGCACGTACCCCCCCTCGTTAGGATTTCAGATTAGAAAA